TCAACAATAGAGTACATATATTTTGTTGTTTTCTGTGATTACATTGAATGATAAGTTGCTCGGAGCTATGCCACTGCTTTGGTAGTAGTAAGCTACATACTCAACATCACTTTTAAGGTTTGAAGTCAGTTCTGAAGTGCTGTCATAGTATGATGTGTTTGTGGGCGAGAACCAGCTTGCGTTGCCTGTGTTCAGTGAGGAATCGTATTTCATTCCAAGCTGCTGACCGTAGGCTATGCAGTCACTCACCGCATACTGAACATCAACCGTTTTTGCTTTGGTAGGCGGTTGCGTAGGCTTTTCCGTAGGTTTCTGCGTCGGCTTTTCTGTAGGCTTCTGCACAGGCTTTTGAGTAGGAGTTTCGATTTCTTTTTTAGCAGTCGATTCTGATTCAGACTGATTACTATTCACTGTATTCTTGCTGTTGTTCCGAACCTCAGTTTGCGTTTTCTGAATCGGATCCGTTGCTGAAACAACCGCCGAATTTTTCCCACTGTCGGCTTTTTCTTCGGTTTTGGTATTCTGTCCCGAAGGCTCTGTTTCTTTTGAAACTGTGGCATTTTCACTAGATTGCATTGTTTCGGTTGTTGCCATTTCAGAACTTTTCCCAGATGCAGAAACACCCACGGAAGTTGAAACCGTGGGTGATAAAGAACTGTTATTCACTTTTTCTCCTGTTGTACAAGCTGTGAATATTCCTGCCATTAATATTATGCTTATCATTATTGCGATTTTCTTTTTCATACTATCGCCGTCCTTTCAGCAACAAGTATATCCAAAGAATTTGAAATGTCCAGAGATTTTTGAATACCAACTGATAATCACTTCTTTTGGGCAGACGCAAACGGTAAACTAACATTCTGTTTTTCCACCCACTTCAAAGAAAGATGAACAAGTGCATCTCTCTGTTCTTCCTCGGATAGGCTGTCGAGGAAATCTTCAAGGGTGAAATTTTCCTCGAATTCTTCAGCAAATTCATTACAGTTGTCGCAGATTTTTTCTTTTCTGACAACTACCGAGCTGTCATCAAGCTCCGTAAACGACAGCACGTCGTTGTATCTGAATCCGATTTGCTGACGGATTTCAAAAGGAATTGTAATTCTTCCTCTTTTTCCGAGAACTCTGAACAACCTGATCATTACTCGTCCTCGCTTTCTGCGAGTTCTGCTCTGCACTCATCGCAGATGCAGTCGCAACAACATTCTTCACTATCATCATCGCACCTCTCAATCAGAATTGCTCCGTCCACAGCTGAAATCTGCACAGCACAGTCGGATGTGATTCCTGATACAATAAGGGCATCAAGCGGTATGCTTACATAAATTCTATTTTCCATTGTTAATAATACACTCCTTCAAAATTTGTTCTAAATCAATTTGTTGTTCGGTTGTCAAGTCAAGCAGGCTCAACTGTAACGGCTTGTTTCTCTGCCTTTCATACATATCGTAGTTGCTGATTAGCAGTTCGGGGAATTGTTCGCCTGCATTGATTCGCTGTTTCATATTGTGAAGCCTTGTGAAATCAAAAAATGAATATCCATCATATAAATTACGTATTTCCTTACAATCATTGTATGATACAAGCCATTTGCCTTTTGCATTTGCAAGTGCGTTTTTTAGCCTAAGATGGTCATTCCAAGTGAATCCGCACTGATACACATACTCACTTGAAAAATAAGGCGGATCGCAGTAGAAAAAGGCATTTTCTCGGTCATAATGCTTGATTAAAACCTCAAAATCCTGATTTTCAATCACAGTATTTTCAAGCCGTTTTCCGACTTGCTCTATCAGTTGAAAAAGGCTCATTACTGAAAAAGGCTGACAGGCAAATGATTTTCCGCCACTTGAATAACTGTATCGTAAAAGTTTAAGAAACATTACTGCTCTGCGCAAGTCATAGTCTTGTTTCATTTTTATATACAATTTAATGATTTCATCAGCTTTCAAATCAGGAAGTATAATCTTTGTCAGTTCTAATTCTTCATCAAGGTACTTATCGTCAAACTTCTCCTGCCTGAAAAAATCCCTGATTGCATTAAAATCATTCCTTGAATTAAGCGGATAAAATCCGAGCTCTTTTATGAATGCCATTGGTCTGTCACGCATACAGCGAAAGAGGTTTACAAGATTATGATTGAAATTGTTGTACACTTCGAATTTATCAGGCTTTTTCTTACCTAAAAGTACGGCTCCCGAACCTCCGAACGGTTCAATATATCTTTCGTAATTTAGAGGAAACATGGCATACAAAATATGAAGGATGGATGTCTTGTTACCCATCCAACTTACAGGGGTTTTGATATTCTCACTTCCTTACGGCGAGCCGCCGTTGGCAATTCCCCACCGCATAACATTACGATAGAGGAAACATTGTCAGCGGTGGGGAGTTATAATTCTCATCTCGCCAAAAATTTCTAAATACCAATCGCCCTGAAACGACAAAAAGCCGTTGATTAAGTTTTTAACTCAACCAACGGCTATATATATGAAAACTAATATCAGTCGTTCGAAACGATTGATATCAGTTGTAGTTATTTAATTTTTATCGTTTACTTTTTTAATAATCTGACCAATTGCAGAGATTACATTCACTGTCACAGCATTTCCAGCCATTTTGTATAGCCTGCTGTCGGATAGTCCTGTCGCTTTTGCTTTGTCGAATTGATCGTCCGTGAAACCTTGTAATTTCCAGCACTCCCTCGGAGTAAGCTTTCTTATTCTGCCGATATGGACTTCTCCGTTTGGATCAACAAAAGAAACTGCGAATTTTTCATTGTTATCGAGAACATCTGAATTTTCAACAAACACTCCCGAATGTTCAGCTTTTCGGTTACTGATTCCCGAGTCGTGCCTTGCGGTTATGCATCTTGCAATTTCTGTCAGTTTCGGGTCAGGGTTAAGGTCGATGAAATGGACACGAGTGTCCATTTCATTAGATTCATTTCGCCCGACCAGTTTGACACTTTGTGTCAACGGTCGATGGCTAATTCTATCATTTTCCCTTTCAGGTAAAAGATAGAATACAGCCTGCGTTGCAGAAATTGTCAGAGTATGTGCTACCTGATTGCCGACTCGACCACGTCTTGAGTTCTGTCCAGAAAAAGCAGTATCAATGCTGTCGCCGGGATATGCGATCTGATAACCGTCTTTAGTCTTAGACTTTATCGGCAAGCCAAAGTTTTCAGTATCTTCAATAAGATAAAGTCCCGAGTGGCCGCCGAATCCGCCCGAATCGCTTGTAAGCGTACAGCTTAGTCCTTTTGATGAGTAGATTCGTTCACCTTGCGTTGGGTTTTCTTTGTATAAGAGTTTTTCCGCTTGTTTGCGTGAAATATAATACTTCTCCGGCACATTGTCCTCTAAGATATCCGATAATAAACACTCGATTTCGTGATTGGGGTACTCCGAAATTTTTGCTGTTAAGTACCTGCCAGCACACATCATACCCCTCGTCGGCACAAGCTCCGCTTACTCGTTTCGACCGCAAGCGGTCAAAAGCTCGTTCGATATGCTGTGCCTCCTCTCCCCAAAAAGCTTATAGCTTTTCGGTGACCCCGTACGGAGGATTGTTTCAAATGTTTTGCCTGAGTCATGGTTAAGGAGACCGGGAACGTTTTCGAGGAAGAGATACTTAGGTTTTTTAACGGCAGCAATTCGAGCAATCTTGAAAAACAGCATTCCTCTTATATCATCAAATCCTTTTCTCGCTCCTGCGACTGAGAAGGACTGACAGGGAAATCCTCCAACAAGAAGGTCGAAATCGGGTAACTGTTCGGGTACAATTTTTCTTGCGTCATCAAAGTAAAGTTCACCTCCGGTATCGTATATTGCTTCATATGCCTGCTTTGCATACTTATCGATTTCGCAGTATCCGACGCACTCAAAACCACCTATGGCTTCAAGACCTGAACGAAAACCGCCGAGCCTGCAAACATATCAAAGAATTTGATGGACATAAATCTTCATTCCAAACGAAGATTTATTGATTAAACCTCACCCCACATTCCCATAGTCATTCCGCTATCCTCATCAGGAGTTCCATTTTCAACTTCTGATTTAGATTGGTTTTCTGCTTCGATTTCTTCCTGTGTGACCTTTCTGAATGAATCCTCACCGGGAACTACACCAAGTGAACGACCATTGTCCCACTAAGGGAATATCGTTCCCATTGAATCAACAAATTTTACAGTTCCTCTTGTGCCTGCCGGAACAGGTGCGTAAGGATCCTTCATACTGATAAGCTCAATTCTTGTACCCGGCGGATACAATTTCTTTGTGCTTTCAGCGATTCTGCGCTGTCTTTCATATTCGTTCAAGTTATACATCTCCTAAAGTTATTTTGTTTAATTGCATTGTTTTTTAAGTGGGACTTCTGATTTTTATTGTCATAAAATCAACCTCCGTCTTTTTTCTGTTTGTATTGACATTTTTGTTGTCAGATAAGTGTGAGATTTCATTTTCATCACAATCATCATTTCGCCTGTCAAAATTCGGTTTCTGACGCATCTCTCTTTCAAACTTCCTGAGTTCAGGTGTATCTGTAAAATACATATCAATCATTCCTTTCAAATTTTTGCAAATAAAAAAGGCAACCGTTCTAATTTAAAAAATTAAAACGATTGCCAAATAAAAAAAGAGCCAATTACTATATCTCTAAAATAAGAAATATAATGATTGACTCATATATTTGATAATATTAAATTAAGCAGATTAGCGAAAGTAATCAGTTTTCTTTACCTTTAACTAAATTTTGTAGCTTTTCAACAGCTTCATCTTTAGTCTCAGAATCCTTTACTATTTGGATAATTGAGTTCATAAGAACATCAAATTGTTTGTCTGTCATATTTTCGAACTCCATATCTTTTCCTTTCCGATAAAACAATTATCACTTCTACCGGAAATAAATTTTGTATATAAGTAATTGAGGCTCATAGAAAAACTATGAGCCTCTTTTGTGGCTCCCCCAACTGGGCTCGAACCAGTGACATCATGATTAACAGTCAAGATATTTATTTATAAAAGTTCAGTGTTTATCGGCACTTTTTGCTTTACAAATAAATGTTTGTAGTTTATTCGTAGTTTATATTTTTTAAAAATAATTTTTAAAAAATTCAAAATAACTATTGACAACCCACCATTGTGGTGATATAATGTAATCAAGATAAGAGATGAACAACATCTCAAATAATTTTAAAGGAGTTTTCACTATGAAAATCACAAACGCAAAAATCAACACAGCAATCAACACTCTCAACGAAAAGACAAATCGTATTTATCAAGTTCGCACTGATTGCGATAGAGCAGACCTCTACAGATCAGAAAAATACTTCCTCTATCTGCAAGTTGACGAGTTTGGTGTGCATATGCCAGGCGCATATGGTGTACTCGTTGCAGGGTACAAAACACAAAAAGCCCTCATAGAGAATTTATAATTTTTTATTGACAATATGTATTTTATGTGTTAATATGTGTTTATCAAATTAAATTTAAAATAAAGGAGTTACTATCATGACGGATTACAGCAATATCAAACAATACCTCAACAGTGAAAAAGCTATCGAACTCACATACGAGTTTGATAGAGAGTTCTCACCGTTTGCGGCAGGAATAGAACAGAAGGATATTCCTGCACTGCTAAACGATAAATCTCGATTCAGATACTATGTGTCTTGGAAAACGGAAGACGAAGTAATAGATTTTCTTGGAAAAGCACATATTATCAATTCTTACACCAAAGAAGTTCGTAATAAGTATGTCAAGTACATTCAAGACGACAAACTCGTACTCAAGAAAGAATTTTTTGAGCAGGTTTTCACTTTCACATCTACTTATGATTTAAACATCGACGGTAGATCACATATGATGTGCGATGTTGATTGTAACTTTCTTTCTCACTTAGATTATTACAAAGATAAATACAAAAGAAGAAAAAATAATGATATAAAAATATTCGACATAAACAATGACATTGATAAATACATCGATACAATCATTAACTTTATGTAACTAAATACAAGCGAACGGATACAAATTTCCGCTCGCTTAAGGAGGAATTATAAATGTACAAATACAACATCAAAGATTTTAGACAAGCTTGTGGTTTCACTCAAGCCGAATTGGCCGAGCGAGTAGGCTGCGACCAGCCGATGATGGCTCGCTGGGAGAACATTGACGCAACAAGCAATGTTACTATCTCACGAGAGAACATCAACAAGATAGCGCAAGCATTGAAAGTTACAGCAAGCGATATTGATTGCACAATTCAGATGACTCTTGAAGAGCTTATTCTGCAAGCGAAAGCGGACGGCACATACATCGCAAAGAATTGCAATAAAAATGATTTAGCTGCCCTCAAACTCAAAATCTCTCAAGACATAAGCAGCCACAATCGTGACGATGTGTGTTGCGACATTCTCCAGCTGAGCGCAACAGCGAATCATGAATGTCTTTTCTTTTACGATCTGTTGAAAGAAAAAAAGTTTACATCAAAATTCTTAACTATTGTGTCTGCATTCGTAAATGGTCTTAATGCTAAAGATTGATACTCGTGTGATAATCGGGATGACTACAAACAAAGGAGTTTTCACTATGAAAATCAAAGACGCACGACTTAACGCAGGACTAACGCAACAGGCTATGAGCGACCTGCTCGAAATTCCGTTGCGAACAATCGAGAATTGGGAGGGTGGTAAGAGCAAACCGCCTGTATATGTTGAAAAACTTATCATTGAAAAGCTCGATAATATTGCGAAGGAGAGATTTAACATGAAAAAAATACGAACTCAGAAAAGAATACTGTGAAGTTCACGTAAAGAGTGCTACATTTTCGATGTGTATATAAATCCGTATTCAAATTAAAAAAATAGCCCCTCGGATACCGATTTGGTACTCGAGGGGCTAAACTTATGTACGCTTATTCTTTTGTGTCTGTATCGGTTTTATTTTCGACTGTATTTTTCAATCGGCGGACGATATTTACAAGGAATTTCGGGATTGGCGTGCCCAACCCAGCAAGGTTTTCAAGGATTGAAATAAGCTCGTTTATAATCAGCCACACGGAAACAATTAAGCCAAAATAATAGCTTGAAAACTCAATCCCTGCTGTGGCAAGTCCTGCACCGATGAGGTAATCAACAACACCGCCCACGCACACGAGAACGAGGTAGCCTACTTTCTTAAGTATTCCCTTAACACCAATACGGCTGTTGAGGGTTTTATTTATGTATGCCTCTGCCATACCTGTACCATAGTCTATTATCATTACACAGATTAAAACTGCAAGCGGTACAAGCAATATATTAAAATAAGCCGCCAATGCACCGATAGCTACCGAAACAGTAGCCTGAATAATATTGTCTTTCATTTTATACCTCCTGATTAAGTCAAAGTAATCTGCAAGCCGTCAATTTTTGTGCCGATAACGCCTGCATAGCCGTCCTGCTTTGTATCTTTCTCGCCGTTATACTGCCAGTCAAGGAATTTCTTTTCACCTTGCTTACGCACATGATATGTAGCTTTGAAGTCGCCAGCGCCGTTAAACTCGACCTGCACAGCATCAATGACTTTGCCTTTAATGCCTGCATAGCCGTTGTTACTATCGTTGATGTCATAGCCGTTTACCCAGTCAAGCCAATCACCATTGAACAAATGCACTCTATACTTTATATCGCCTTTGCTGACTTTAATTGCAACAGCTGAGATTGCCTGCTTTGCTCTGCCTGCTACATTTGACAAGCCCTTGACCTCATTGTACCACTTGCCGTCAGCGTACACACGATAAGTCAGCGTTGGCTTTGCGACTTTGCTTTCAGACTTGCTAAAGATGTTTTCATTGAAAATTATATTTGTATCAATACTTCCATTGTAGCCGTTGATTTTGCCTGTCGAACTGTTCTGCCAAATATCACAACTTAATTCATTTTCAGAATTATATTGAGCGAGCCATAGGCTGTATTTTGATTTCAGCTTATTGTAATCAAGATAGTTATTAAACCAATTCAGGTTAGCGTAAACGCCTGCTTTGTAACCGCTTTTCTTGACTGTTTCGCAGAATTTTTCTGCTATTTCCGTCAGCTTTGTTTTGCCGAGTTTAGTTTGCGAATTATCTTCTAAGTCATAATAAATCGGCATATCAAGAGATTTGTTATTAATGCATTCAAGGCAAGCCTTTGCCTCTTTTTCTGCATCGCCGGCGCTGTCGGCGTAACTATACCAATAGACACCAATTTTAAGCCCTGCCGCTTTAGCGTTGCGATAATGGCTTTCAAACATACTGTCTTTCTGACTTGATTCTCTGCCATAGCCTGCTCTTATAATGACCGCTTTTATACCGTCGTTTTTCATTTTGTTAAAATTAATGCCTTGCTGAAATTCCGAAATATCAACACAAGTTACCCTTGCCATAGTCATTCTCCTTTATTTAGATTTTCAACAACTGTCCAGTCACATTTTGTTGCCGGAGCTGCATACAACTTCTTAATTTCAGATATATTGACGCAGCGGTCAACAGTAAGTACATTCGGCGTGTCAGAATATTCACCTTTCAGCGTTCTTGCTTGAATTTCCGTTCCACCAAAATCACAATTTCTGATTGTAATATTCGAGCCTGTTTTCATATGTAAGCCGAAGCTGCTATTATCTGCATTATCGTGATTTTGATAACCAATAGTGCAGTCAGTGGGTATGATTTTACAATTTTCAATCAATCCTACCTCGCCAAAACTATGCCCACAACCAAACGCAGGAACAGTTGTTTTGCCTGTATAATCCGTGCAATCAGCACGACCGCCCCACTTAAATATGCAATTAGCGACTGTCCATTCTGTTGCGTAGCCTGTTCCGCCCGATTCGAGATGTAAAGCGTAGCGAATATTTTTACAATCAAAAGTGAATCCTTTAATGTGCGTATGAACATTGAGGTCAAGATGGAACGGGCATTTTTTGATTATGTCCTCAGATTTCAGTGCAGACTTATCAAATCCTGTTGCTCCGTCCCATTTGATTATAGTTGCAGAGGGGTTATAGATGTTCTCAGACTCATAATAAACATAGTCTTTCATCATTACACCACGATAACCTACAAGCCCCACATCGGACAAACCTGCGTATCTATCTTGCATATCAGTATATGTGCCTTGTGCAACGATGATTGTGTAGCGATTATGATAGTTATTGTCTGTTATGCTATCATTAGCCGACAGAATAGAGTTGAACTTTGTAACACCAAAACCCTCAGTAGATTCATTGTAATCGTTTGAAACATATAAATAGTGCATTGTATAATCAGGAGTTTGATACAACTCAGGCTTAATGCTTTCGCTTATAAAATCAGGATTTGCATACGCTGATTTTTTGTTGTTCTGTTCAAGTTGAAGATTGCAACTATTATCAATCAGTCGATTTGCAGCAACCGCAATTTTAATAGAATTAACGACTACATTTTCTGTTGCTGTATAAGTAGCCGCTGCATTTTTAAAAGCACTAACTTCTGACAAGAGCCAAGATGAGCTGATTACCGTCTGACTATTCGCAGGATAGAACACACAACCGCTGTTTGTAATATTAGCAAAATTCTGCAAAGACAAGCAATACGCTTTGCTTTGTTCAAGAGTAACCGCACGCTTGAGCTTGAGATAAAAATTAACCGCAGCGGTAGATGTGCCGCTTAGGCTAATTTTATTGTTCTTGACTGAAATAGTAACTCCGTTTGCTGTCTGCTCTGTGTCCTCGAGCGAGGTGAGATTAACGCTTGTAGATGTATTGAGCAAAGAGTCTTTTGCTATCATTTTTGCAGATGCGGTTTCGATTGCGGAATTAACATCCTTTTTGGTTGCTAAATTTGAGCCTGTTGGTTCATATTTAGATTTTGTATTTATTACTGACTTGTTCACAAAAACACTAAAATGCTGACTTGTCAAGATTGTATCGTTCTCACTTAGCACAAGCTCGCACTGCATCATACCTGCGAGCTGTAGCATTGATTTCGCAAGAGTGATTTTAACCGCATTGTCTGCAACTATACAAGGCACATTTTCAGCGACGATAACATTATTCACAGTCGCATTAAATGCAGCGGTAACGCTTGAAGATAGCGCTACCGGTTGTGAATCAGCATATAGCTTACATTCAATGATGCGTGACTTGTCATCATTTTGAGCGACTATTATACTTTCGTAATTTCTGTCTTTGTATACATCAAGATTAAGTTTGTATTTTACATTCAATTATGTTCACCTCATTTTACGAAATCAGATAGCTTAGTTTTGAACGAACCAAGCTCAAGCTGTTTATATCGTTCTCTAAGTGTATCATATGTAGTTTTGACTATTTTGGATTCCGCTGCGATACTGTCACTTAAGATTACTGTAACAGTATCGCAAAGATTAAACTGTTGCATATCGTCAAGGACCGCTTCTGCATCAACTTTAATATTGCTCTTGATCTCACCAAGTTTATCTCCTCCTATATAAGCCGTTGCTGCTATTCTGCAAGTGTTTTTGACAAATTCGTATCCGTCGCCTGTCGAAGAGTTGACAATTATTCCGTTAACAAGATTGTCAGGAACTGGATATACACTTAGTTTATTTGTTTTTGATTTTTGTTCAAAAATCTCATAAGGGTCAGCAATTATCTGTATGTCTTGCTTTGAAAATTCATCATAAACAGTAGCATAAGCACACACATGACTTATCGTAGTTTCACTTGATTGAGTTTTTTCATAGCTTGATATATTATCGCCCCACTTGAGACTATACGCTCGTTTCTGCCCTCGATTTTTTAACAATGAAACATTAAAATTGTTCCATTTGTATTCGCCCCCAAACAGGTCAAGCAAACTGCCCTCTAAACCGCCGAGAAAGTCACCAAGTGTGCATACTTGAGTGTAGCCGAGATTGATGCTTTTTCTGTTCGTTATATCTGACGAAAATACATAGTTGTTGTCAAAAAGAGCATCTAAATTTTCGTAAGCCTCAGCAGGTGAATAGAGTTGTGCTGATGTTTCGCCTGCGGCAAGAATGTTGTTATAGCAGTTATGTTTGATGTGCTTCGCTTTGATACTAAGCACATTGTTTTTTTCTACTACCTCGTAGATTTCAAAAAATTGTGGTTCGTCTGTTGGGTTTGGCTTTGCGTATATATAATTTTGTACAACAGCACTTTCGGCACATTCGGAGTTTTTAACAACGCTTGCACTTAATGTGTAATCTGCATTGCGTGACTCTTCGACTGTACATTCTGTGCACCCGGTAAGCCTGCCGAGGTAGTGCATTGAGTTGAGCGATAATATTCTGCTTGTCGTTTCGTAGACTAAAGGTATCATAAGCGCCTCCAATTTGGCTCAAGTGTAAGCGAACCAATAACCTGATTGGCGATAATCTCATTCTCTCCTGCTTTAAATTGCTGTGGCAAGAGAGGTGAGATATAAGATTTAATGCCGTTTTTAACAGAGTAATACTGCATATTTTCACCGTCAAGGACTGTGTAATCTGCGTTAATTGAATTTTTTATAGATAGTGTTTCACCGTTTATCGTTAGCGTTGCAGAAGCACCCGTACCCGTGAGCTTGTAAAGCGGATTTGACGGCATTCTTTCAGGGTTGAGTAAATTTAGCTTTTGACCGCTAACAAGGCTTATAGGCTCTGTCTGTGCATACCAATACGGCTTACGACTGAATTTAACGGTAGTTGTGAGATATGAAGGTAACTCACGCTGAATTGTGTCAAGGTTAGTCACTACAGCATAGCAATAATAGCCTTTGTTATATGTGTCCTTGTATGTTTGATAATTGTTAAATTCAGTCAGCCAATCTATAATTTTATACGCAAGATATTGAGCAGTTGTGTGAGCAAGTAAAGGCATTAAAGCTATTTGCAGCTCAAAATCAACATTCTTGTATCTGCCGTTGTCCTGCACTATATCACCGTTTCGCCACGGGATTGATATAAGCTCAAAATCACGCTGAGCAACAGAGTGAAAAGGCGCATTAACTATACGACCGCCGAATTGACTAAGCCATTTGCCATTATAAAAAAAGTTGTGCATCAGCTAAACACCTTCCTTTTACTTGTAATTTCCGCTGCTAATCGCTCAGATAATCTTTCAGCAAGACTATCTATATCCGAATCACTATTGACCGTTACGCCGCTAATATTCACATTGATGTCAATGTTAGTCGTTGACGGTTTGTCTGTGCTGTCACTCCTAAATGGATTTGTACCGTCCTGCTTGGCTTTACGATATTGTTCAGCCTCTTGTGCTGTCAAAACCGCTTCGCCTGCGTCCAAATAAGCGAGGTACTTGTCGTTCGGTACATAGTCGATACCGGCACGGAAACGGGGGAGAGTGACCTCTGGAATGTGCGGAATTTCCCAGCCAATCCATTCGACCGCCCAATTAATTCCGTCAAGCAAACCGTTAATCATTTTTATTACACCGTTAATAATGAACTCAACCGCTGCGGGAATACTGTTAAAAATGTTTTTGAACATTTTAACAATTCCGTTCCACGCTTGCTCCCAATTTCCAGAGAACACGCCTTGAATAAAATCAATAAGTCCTTGAAAAAATCCTCTCATATTTTTGATGATTTCGCTTACACCGTTTAATGTAGAACCAAGAACATTTTTAAAGACATCTGCGAGCTCTTTTACAATTGGAATAATGCAAGGTATAATTGCATCAAGTAACATGCTTAAAAGTTCAAAAATCGGGTCTAATGCTTGCGCTACAAGGTCAAAAACGGGTGCAAGCTCTTCAAAAATCGGTTGAAATGTTTCACTTAGAACACTTGCGACTTCATTAAAAACAGGAATTAAGGGTTGTAAAAGGTCATTGAGCAGTGTAGCTAACTTAGTGATGAGCGGTGCAATAGCTGTTGAAATAAGTGCTGCGAACGGCTCTATTAACTGCAAAATCAAGTCGATAAACGGCTGTACAAGCTGAAAAATAGTGTCTAACAACGGCATTAATGCGTTGAGAATTTCCATAAATGGAGGCAAAAGCTGTTTGATTACTTGTACGAGAACAGGTAATAGTGCTTCTACGAGTTGAACAATTATTGGTGCTAACTGTTCCATAAGTTGAGCTATAAACGGAAGCAATTCCTCAATCAATGGCATAATCTGTTCAAGCATTGACACGATTATCGGGGCAACATCTTCGCAGATGTTAATGAGCACAGGGGCAAGCTTCTCAGCTACACTTTCGATAAGCGGCGATAACTGTTCGAGTAACTTTGCACCTAAGCCAATAATCGAATTAAGCACAGGTTCTGCAACAGCACCGATTTGCGCCATTGTATCTGACAGTTGCTGATGTGCTCTGTTGGATTCCATTACATCGCCGTTTGTTTCTTTATACTGAGCAGAAGCATCCGAATACAGGCTCGTGAGGGTTGATGTGATTAACTGCTGTCTTTCTTGTTCTGATGAGCATTTAGCAAGTTTTTCATTAAAAGCATCCTCAGATACGCCCATCCAATTAAGAGCATCAGCAAGCGGACCTGTTACCTGTCCGACTTTTGCGGTTTCGTTCGCCGCCTCTGTCAAACCCTCGATAGGCAAGGAATCACCGAATTGACCGTAAACACCTGTGCAGATTTCTGTCCAAGATTGCAAGTCTTTTGTAGAATTGCAAAGCAGAGAAAGATGATTTGCAGCTTCTGTCGCTTGTCCGCTGTCGCCTACTACGGCATAAAGGTCGGAATATGTTTGCTTTGCGTCTGCAGCTGAAAATTTGTTTGTGGTAAAAGCTGTGTCAAGCTTGCCCATTTCCGTCCGATATTCTCGCGTGCTTTCTGCGACAGAGGACAATGCTCCTACACCTGCCACCGCACCGCCTACCATAGCAGTTCCCCATTTAGCAGCAGTTTTGATTCCATTTCCGAGAGTTGAAGCAACGCCCTTGCTTTTCTTCTCTGTCTCTGAAATGGATTTGTTTGCTTCATCGTTATTAACGAAGATTGAGCCAAATATCTTAAAAATTTCAACTGCCACGCACTACACCTCCTCCCATTTGTAGCGATTGAGTATTTCCTCAACACGCTTTTCAATTTCGTCTGTATTGACTTCGTCCTGTGCAGTTGACTGCATTTTGTCGTCTATACTATCTACAAAATCTTTGTATGATAAATGCGTAATTTGACCAAGGCTTGTTAAAATAAAAGCCTTGTATTTCATTTCTTCGTTTTTCTCATTGATTTCATTTTCAATGATTTTTAAGATTTCAGCGAATGACAAATCTTGCAAGACTGTCAGATTTCCACAGCAGTATTGCAAGATTAACTTATATGTGTTTATGTCAAGGCTGAGAGAGAGGTAAAAAAACTCTGAATATCATTCTCTGCAATAATATGCTTGATGTCTGCAATTACCTCTGTAATGTCCATCAAACTTGCCTGTTCGGGGGTAATATCGCCTCTGATGTCAGCATAGAGTGAATAGAATTCGTTTTCCACTTCCTTGCTTGAGAGTGATGAAATCATAGTGATGATAAACTCAAGACCGACTTCCTGTGCGTTTTTCTTGTCCTTAATTTTAACATTCTTGGCGAACTCGACAATTTCATTTTTTAAATCTGCTGACTTAATAATACGAGCCACCGAAAAAGCGTCCTTTAAGCCTAATTTTCTCATTGATTATACCTCCTCTGCAACCGGTTCCCAAATTACGAACGGCGGTTTAACATCTTCTGAATCGTATGCAGTTTCATCGCTGTAGCCGTAGAACTGCACATCAAACTTGCCGTTATCTTTATCCGCAACACCCATTGTAAGACCGCCCTCATTCAGACCATTAAAAATCTGAATGATTACAGGCTTGTCTTTACCGAGCAGACAGCCAATCCAGGTGATGTTCGTGCAGTAATCGCTATCAAGCACATAATTTCTTCCTGTGATACCGTGATAGCCTGCGAGTGTTGCTTCATCTACTTCGCTTGCTCCAAGAGCCTTACGAATGTTGCCCTCAGTTACCTCCGCAACTGTGGCCTTGATATAAGTTTCCCAACTATCAATGAGGGTGTTGCCTTTAACTCTCGAATGCACACCGTCAAACTCAATGTTGCGGATAGTCGGTTTTGCAGAAAATTCACCGCCCTTGATAGTTACGCCAAGGCATTTACCTGCAGCTTTGGCAGTCGCATATGTATCTGTTTTTACATCATAGTTCTCAAAAAATACACCTGCGTCGAGTAGCATATTATCGAGTGTTTTGCTTGTAAAACCCGAGTAAGGCTTTACTTTTCTTACTTTTGCTGTGCCCATTATTTTTCATCCTTTCGTTTGTACTCTCTTAATTCGAGAGTGAACATTATTCTCTTAATAGACTTATCTGTTTCGTCTATGTACTGCCTATCGTCGCTTTTATAGAATTTGTAATAATTTTTTTCATGTTCGATGATAGCTAAGCCGATTTGCTCATTTATCTCATCTGCAATGCTGTCGATTTCGTCCGTTGTGTTTCTGTCATATAGATTGCAAGTTACAATAAACTTGTTATACGGCTCATCTGTGTATATCTGTTTGACATCGTAGACCAAACGAGGAAAACCACTATCAGCTTGCCTGAAAAAATAAAGAGGGGCAAAGCCAAACAGCACTTCTTTTAACATTTTTTTAATGCTATTCACCTTGATAATCCCCCTCCTTGATTAAGCTCTCGGCTTCTTCTGTGCCGATACCGCTCAAGTATTGTGATTCAATTTTAATTATGTCAGAGATATTATCTTCCGCTGCGTTGCTAAGTGCTCCGATTTTGGGAGATTTACTTGTACCAATTTCTTGGTACAAGCCGTAAAATCCGCCCGGCTTAAATCCGACTTGCAAATCGGGTACTTTCTGTTTGCTTCGCACCCAGTATTGCGTATTTTTCGCTAAGCGCCCCGTCCTGCGTTTTATTTTCTGCTTTGTCCGTTTACATACCAACTTGCCGACATCACGCAGAGCGGCTCTCTCAAGCTCTTTGAGAGTGTATTGTAGCCTTTCAACATTGCTTACAAATTCAACACCGTTTTTCGTTATCTTAACCGCCTTAGGTAGTGACATTGTTTTCACCTACCACATCTGTAAGATACAGTTCAACTCTTTCAGAGTTCTTAATCTGAAAAGCTCTGTATATCTTGAATTTCTTGCCTTCAAGATAACAGAATTCTTCGTTGTTGTACTCAAATGCATTAATTACTACAACACACTCGGGTTTTAATCCATTGGCTTGAGCTTGGAAAAATTCAGATTGACGCACGAATTTCTGAATAGCATATACAGAGCGTTTTTTCTCTGCATATATAATCTCGTTGAGGTCATTAACAGACTGTTCAACTTTTTCAACAAGTTCAATAATCGTGTCGCTATTCATAGTTCTGCACTCCTCTTGCTGCCATCGCATTTCTTAATTTTTCGTACTGAACTGACCAGTCACTATCTGCTACAGTCGAAAAATAAGCTCTGCAATAGAACTTTACCGCTTGATTGACAAGGGCGGAGTTTTCGTGCTCGATGTCAACTCCTGCCCCTCGCATGTCAAGCAAACAAGCGTCAATCTCGGCTGAAATCTCATCATCAAACATTGTTGTTGTAATTCTAAGGGCCTTTTTCACCTCTTGAATTAGATTACTTTCAGCCATAGTCTTTCACTCCTTATGCGCTTTTCTTGATGAGCTTTACGAGGCTGTGCTTATCAACAACCTTGCCGTCTGCAAGCATAACAGCTTTGAGTTTAGTGTTGTCTGTATCCTCATCAGTGTACTTCTTAATGCTTAAGCTAAGCATTTCGTTAAGAACATAGTCGCTGAGGTCGAAAAGCATAGCGAATGTTGTGTCTGCAGTCGGAGCGTCCACATAGTTCTCCATATAGCCGTCTGTGAACACCACCGTTCTGCCAAGGAGTGTGCTTGCCGGCTTACCATTCAAGCCAGCATTAATGCGAGCAACAGGCTGACCGTTGGTGTCTGTAATGCCGAGAAAGCGATAGAAAGATTTCTTGGTCATAAGCCATACGGCATTATCGTAAGCAGACGGAAGTGCTCCCTCTGCATCGAGAAGAGTGTTGTAGCTGAGCTTTGTTGCCTTAGCGATGTTAATAGTCTGACCGTCAGCAGGTGTTTCGTTGAGAATGCCTGTTGGTGCGCCTGAACCTGTGCCGGAAATAATAGATTTCTCGATAGCCTTAATCATCGCGTTTTTAATCTGGTCAATGAACTGTGCCTCAAAAATGTCAAGTGCTGTTACAGTCATAAGAAGCGAGAATGCGACCTTACACTCAAGCTTATAGCCTGAGAATGAAATCTTATCAGTGCTCACCTTCTGTTCATCAGAACCCTTATCCTCATCAACCCAGCTTGCAACAGGGCGAATGCTCTGAGTAGGAATAAGCAGAGCTGTTGGATATGAAGACTTAAAAACTCGAGCGTAAATATCGCCGACTTTTTCAAGCTCTACAATAAGTTTCTGATATACTGTTGTCGGGACGATTGTAGCCGCTGTGCTTGATGTAGTTGTTGAAGCTGCATTCTTGAACTTAGCAGGAATTTCTGTGCCTCTTGTTACGAAATTTGCAAACGCTTTTCTGTACTCAACAGAAGCGAAAATATCAGAATTTTCAATTTTCTCATCTGTAAGTGAAAGAGGCTGGCTGTTATTAGCTAATGGATTTGGCATATGTTTACCCTCCTGTGAATTTTTATTAGCAGCGTTAACCGCTGCGTTTTCAAAATCTCTGTCAAGCTGTTCAATCTCATCTTTGAGTGCCTGTGCTTCACTGAGTTTATTGTGTGTAATATAGTCCTCTGCTTTATCTATAAGCTCGTTTCGCTTATTGATGTATTCTGACTTAGTCATTTTTGACATCTCCTTTTAATTTTAATAGTTCAATTTCTGCTTTAAGCCTTGATTTTTTGGCTTTTAATTCAGCTACAATCTTTTGCGGAATAAGTCCGGTAAGGCTTGCTGCAAGTCTTACATTGCTGTTGTTTTGATAATCTGATACATTATCAATAAAACCTTTTTCGACAGCCTGCTCAGCTGTGAGCCAAGTTTCTTTATCCATCATCGAAATAAGCTCATCTTCATTCATACCAGTTTTAAGTCGATAAGCAGAAGCAATAGCTTTGCTTGCTGTAAGTAAGACATCAGAACTATGCGACATATCGTTGTAGTCACCGCTTGCGTAGCTTGAAACATTGTGAATCATAAACATACCAGTTGGAACTATTTCTGATTTACAAGCACATGCTATGTAAGAAGCAGCAGAAGCTGCATACACAACTTTAATTGATGCGTTCTTAGCACTCGCAAGCAGGTCGTAGATTTCCGAGGCTGCGAAAATGTCACCGCCAGGCGAGTTGATAACAACCTGAATTTCTTCATCGTCTGCAAGATTTTCAAAAGCCTGATGAATGTCAGACGGGCAACAAGAAGGTTCATCAAATAAATCGTAAATCCACTTATCACCGTCATTAATAATAGTACCTTTGATGTTAATCGTTTTCGGCATCGTTTTCACCTCCTTCAACCGGAATTGTATCCAATCTTCTAAGCGGAGTATCACCGCCCGGAACAGGGGCGAGTCCAAGTGATTCTCGCCATTCGTTCGGGAGCATTGCTCCACGGTCAACCATACCTGCAAAGTTTAGCTTTGTTTTTAAACTTGCTGATTGTAAGTTAAACGAACCGACTGCTATATAGTTTCCACAACCTCGCTGTCTGCGTGTGAAAAGTTTTCGTGTAAGTTCGTTTTTTAATTGTACGATTTTGGGCGAAATAACAGCGTCAAAATAAGCATTTTCTTCGTCTTCGTCTGCTGTTGATGTGATTATCTTTTCGTTAGTGTTGAATAATTCAAGAATTCGTTGTTTGGTTCTGTCCATTTGAAGTGCGTTTGGTACATAGTCATTCGGACTAATTTGTGTAGCATCAACTTTAGAGTCAACCGCTGCAACGCCAACAGAGCTGTTGCTTATATCAAGATAATTTTCTGCGAATTTTTTTGCATTGCTTTTCAAATCCTCGGGCCTAAGAGCCGAGGTATATTTCAGAAGCCATTTCACAATACCTGAATTCCGGATAGCGTTGATAATGCCCCTGTCAGTTGTTTCAGTTATTTCGAGCAGGGGGGCAAGAGCCTTGAATTTTCCGCTGCCAAAAATCTCGTGCTCTCCGTAGTCATCACGCAAATGTATAACATCCGCCGAGTCAAAGCGGAATGTCTGAGCGTTCCCGACAATAAACTCATACACAAGATGTCCGTTGTTATCGTAAAGGTCATTGACCGACTTCGCAGGTATGAAATATAGTTCAGCAGGCAAGCTGTTTTCATCTCTGATTATTAACCAAAATGCATTACCCGATAGCGATAACTGTACGCTTGTTTTGTACAGCAGCATATCCATAGTTGTGTATGGGTTAGGTTCTTCAAGTAAAAATTTGATGTACGGTTCAGGGTTGATTACTAAATCTTTCTCTGTGCCTTTGTAGATTTCTCTGATGTGTTTAAGCTGCAACTTTGAAAATCTCAAAGCCTGTGCATTGACACACGCTCGCACTGTATCAGAATCATATGCCTTGTTGCCCCATAGAAAAAAATTACTATTATTCTGTGTAACAAGTTCTACTCTCGAAAAGCCCTTTGAACTTGTTACACGCTTAATGAAATTACTGAATTTTCCCATTTGCTCACCACCTTAGAAATTTGGATTTTCCGAATTTTATATAATGCTTAAATATTCATCTTCGTTCTCGAAAAAGACTGTATAAGCGTCAAGCAAAGCCGCTGTGCCGTCTATTCGCTTAGTAGCCTTAGATGTTTTAATAGGCTGAATATTGCCATTTCTGTCTTCGTCTATGGCTGTGTTCGCTAAACACCACTTATCAATCGGGTTATTGTTATACACTATTCTGTCCTTGATAAGATCAGCTTTAAGAGCTTTCATCGGTGCGGATAATGTACGCTTGCCTTGATGCACAGCTGTCATTATTGACGGTCCGAAGCAATCAGTCATCTGATTTACCCACATTTGAGCCGACCACGCATCATAGCCGAGTTTCCAAAGATAGATGTCTTTTTCGTCCTGCAATTCTCTGAACCAATCCGTAACCACACTCGGGTCAATCTTGTTTCCTTGACAAGTTCGCATATATCCTTGCTCAATCCACTTGTCATATGGTATTTTGTCCTCGATAACCTTATGCTCAACAAGGTCGGCGGGTATCCAGTACATTGAACAAACATAAATGTGTATGTCATCAGGAACGCAAAAAATCATCTTTGCGGCTGTCAAATCTGTAGTGCTTGACAGATCAGCTCCGCCTATGCCATAGTTTGGTTTTAACTTAGCTATATCAAATTTTTGCTCGTTGTTCAATTCATCAAAACTCAACCACGCTTCGGTTGATGTTTCTCTGATATTGAATTCTTTACACAGAAGATTTCTGACAAGTGCTGTGTTTTGCTGTGCTTTCTTGACTTTGCTTGCAAGAGCGTTTTTATTTTTGATAGTACCAAGCCCGGGATTGGCTTTTTGCCAACAATCGGGATTTTCCCATTCCTCGCGCTTGTCAAGCTCATAGACCATATACAAGCTGTGCTCATCTTTATAGCCTACATCATCAAACAAGCCATTCGTAACTCTGACAGCTTCATCGTAGATTTCATCGTAAATATCTTCACGAATTCGTCCTGCTGTTGTAGTCACGAGAATCAGCGGTTGGTCGCGACCAATCGTGCCGTCTGCCATAATGTCGTAGAGCTGTCTGCCATTTTTCCATTGGTGAAGTTCGTCCATAAGGCAGCAATGCACATTCAGACCGTCAAGGGTGTCTGAATCGGAAGCAAGAGGTTTGAACACGCCGCAGTTATAATCTTCCGAACTTAGCTCATTCAGTAATGGTTTGATACGCTTGAGCAAGACCTCGCTTTTGCGTACCATTCGTTTAGCTTCCTGCCAAATAATTTTAGCTTGGTCTCTTTTTGTTGCTACTGCATAAACCTCCGGACCCGGTTCGCCATCTCCAATAAGCATATATAATCCGACCACAGAAGCAAGCAAACTCTTACCGTTTTTCTTACCAATAATCAAAACAGACAGGTTGTATTCTCTTATTCCGTCATCATCAACAAAACCAAACGTAGCAGCAAGCCACGCTTTTTCCCACAGCTCAAGTTTAACAAGCTGACCGCCTGCTTTACCTTTGCTGTGACGGCAGAAATTTTCTGCAAATTCAATAATATGATTTCCTCTTGCAGGGTCGTAATGGTAGCCGTCTGTCGGGTTAATTACCTTGTTGCTAAGATGCTTGTACCACTTCTGAACTTTATCGCATACAGTAACTTTTTTGCTCTTAATTTGCTCATAATACAGCAAAATCGGGTTATAACTGAGCGGATAACGGGTCATTTTATATCACGACCATCGACGAAAATGTCAAAACCGTCTGTGGTGATTTCTTTAGCATCAGCATCTTTAGGTAACATATCATTGAGCTGCTTGATGTACTTGAGATAGTTCCCAAGCATTGTGTTGTACAAGTCGGCTTCGGGTCGTTTGCGTGAATAAGGCTCTTGATTTTCTGACTGCGAAAATAGCTCTGTTAATCCGTAGATAGCTATATCTGCTTGTAATTCTTTGAGTCGAATTCGAGTGAAAGCAGCGTTTTCGATAAGTCCTTCTGCTAAGTCTTTCCTTTTTGCCGGAATATCCGTGTAAATAGAGCTAAGTCTTTTCTTTTCTCTGTTGATTTCTCGTTTTTCTTTTTTTTCGTCAATCATTTTCAAGTCACCTCACTAAAAAGGGGAGGGGGGTCATACACGAGGTACGCAAAATTTCGACCTGCCCCCCTCGGTCCTGCGAATGTTTACTCGCGAAAATTTTTAGGGGGGAGTCGGAAAAATTTGACCGCTCTCATCAAAAAAATATTTTTTCGGTTCTTTGTTTCCGACTCCGTGCCCTGGAAGATTGTCGTGACAATCTTTACAGACGAACATTAGATTGTCGAAGTTAAGACTAATGCTTGCATCGTTTATGTTGCTCGCATTGAGCATAATCTTGTGATGAACAATATAGCCAAGCCGCTTATGACATATCTGACACAAACCACCGTCGATGAGTGTTCGTTCATCAATGAAGCTTCGTCTGCAATTCTGCCATTTTTTAGATTTGTAGAATGCTTTTGCAAAATTTTTAGCCATAATTCTTTAAAAATAAATAAGCCGCTGCATTAACAGCGACTTGATTAACTTTGTATTTTCTGAGCTTTGCTCAATTATATTCTAACATACCCTTAAGCGAACAAACGAACAACTTTCACCACTCATAGCGATTGCACATAACCCTTATGCCGTCCTCCGTATTTCCTCCGCCTACTTTGTGAGCTATTTGTTTCCATTCATAACCATATTCCAGACGCAGTAAAAGACAACTTCCTTGCAAAGTTGTTGGAGGTATCGAACTTATAGCGTTTGATTTTTTCATTTCTGCTTTGTACAATTCTTCTCTTAAATCAGCTATTTGAGGTACTATTTTTTCAATGCTACTTGACGCACTCTCACCATCAATAGCATTTGAAATATTTGTTGTTATGTGCGTAACTTTAGCTTCGAGCATAGCTATTTGTGCTCGATAATAGCATATGTCATTCTCTATTTCTCTAATTTGTTTTAGATTCATTTTTTGCCTCCTTTGTGTATTCAACTGCATATCGTTTATGATTCATTCTCAACTGCATAAACACGAAGTGATAGTTTGCTCCAGTGAAGTCATTAACCCACGTTTCGTCACGCACGAGATAATAGCCTTGTGGAATTTGCAAAGCCTCGCCTTTTTCAAGTTTTTTGAATTCACGCTTTTTGCCCTCTGTTACCGTAACTGTAGGTTTTGTAAGATTGCGAGAAGTCTTGAGCCTTTTAGTGCCTGTTACATCTTTGCGTATGTATTTTGCGAGGTCAGCAAAACTGCCGTCTTCGTACAATGGTGTGAGATTAATTCCGTTGCTCCACTGCCACATCTTCATGGCTATGTCTTTTACACAATCCTCAATGATTATGTGCAAATGCCAGTTGCTACCACGCTTGCCACACTCGCAGAAACCGATGTACTTAAACTGCAAGCCTTGTTTTTTTGCGTGATACTTAATGCGTTTAAAAAAATTGCTTACAATCTTTTCAAATTCTTCTTCTGTGAAATTTTTATACGGTGCCGAAAATCTTACCCACCAATCGCCTTGTTTGAAATTTGCAAGAATTAATCTCTGTGTATGCTGTTCACCTCTTATGCGATTAGCCTGCGCCATCTTTTCTGATGTGATTGCTCTGTTGATACTGCGTGACATATTTTTCTTGTTACGCTTTCTCAAACTTTGATAGTATTTAATTTCAAGCATTGGTCCTGATTGGATCTCACATTTGTATGTAAACATATTTAAAATTCCTATTATATATGTAAAAACAGTTTTCGTCACTTAATTAATTACTTTAGCAGGATATACAAGGGCATTTCCGCCCCTGTGATTTTTGACTTATCGTTATCCGCTGCAAGTTTATTGTTGTGTTCATGTATTGCCAAATAGTTTTTATCCTACTTTTCTATACATGCATCTTATAGCTGACATCTGTTTGTCAGTCAAATTTACAATATCCTGTCTGTCAAAACCAACAAACATTATTGTACCTTTAAACACTTCGCCTGTATCTTTATTAATAAGGTTGTCCTTGCCCTGTTCGGAATAAATCATTTTGATTCTTCCTTTGCATAAATCTTTACTTTTGAGTTTCTCACTTCTCAAAAAGTTTTCAATCTCAACCTTGTTAATCATCTTGCATAAACCTCTTAACTGATTATTGTTTGGCTCTGCATAATGTAATACCAAAACCTTATCTTCTGCCATTATTACTTTATCCTTTCTGTATCCGTATTTTTCGTAGCAGTTACACACAACACCTCTGCTTCTTGCAGTACAGCGTGTAAAGTGTCTGCAATTTTCACAACTCTTCATTACTTTTTAACCGTATGTATTTTAGCAGCACTGCAGAAGCTTCCTCCCAGCCATAGCAAACAAGCGCCATATTTCCTTGTTCGGTAAGTCTTTTTATCCACTCTTTCTGCTTTTGCGTAGCTTTGTTTTTTCCAACCTTTAATTCAATATAAAGTGCGTGAAATTTTCCTCTTGCAACCGGCAAACACAAATCCGGTACACCTGCACGCACTCCTTGACGCTTAAGATTAAAAGCCTCTTTTTGATTACGCTTTCCGCCGTTCGGTATGTGATAAAGCAAATCAAGTTCTTTGTATGTATTTCTCGCAAATGCTGCCCATTTAAACAGTTTAGTTTGTTCATACGCTTCATTTGTCATTTTGTATCACCTCTGTTAAGCGTATATACATATATCTCTGCAATTGTTGCGATATGACGGGGGAATCAAAGCAACCTCTTTACTGTAGAATTGATTAGAACTTGAATCGATTCCAAGTTTTTCAACAAGTGTCAAAGGTATATATCGCATCGGTATTCCGTTTTTTACAAAGCTATAATCTTCTTCTATCTCTTCAATAGTCCATTTAGTTACTGAACCGAACCCTTGTGAAGATTTTTTACCTACAAATGAAATGTAGCCGTTGAGCAATTGAGATATTTTCTTTTTATCGCCGCAAGCGTAAAAAACAATTTTATCAGTTGTTTTGTAAATCAAGTTGTTGTGATAGCTTTTAAATTCGCCTCTCGCTGTGTCTATTTCTTGTTTACCTTTTCCGCGAAACTTCACAAGCTCATCATTAATACCGCTCCAACGCTTTGAATAACTTATCGAAAATTCTTTATCGTCCGCAAAAAAACCGAAACTCGCATGAAAAATCCCGTTACTGTATTTTAAAAATTTCGATAAAGTTTCGATTACAAGTTCTGCCTGTCCTGCTTGCTTGCAACTTGTGTAATAGTCTTCTTGCATTATTTCTTTCGCTTTAGCAGCAGAAAGAATACAATCAAGTCTAAGCGGTTCAATCAGTGCAACTGCGTTTGAAATATGAGCTGTAATTTTAAGATTTTTAAAATCCATTCATCTCACTCCCTTAGTTTTTTGCAATTTTTATTATTTTAGGTATAATAAAACAACCAACACAATATACAATAAATTGTCCTGCAGATACACTTGCAATCAGTACAACTAAAGCGCTATTATACATTAAATAGAGCTCAAAACCGATAACTATGCCAACTACAACTGCTGCAAGTAAGCTTGTGAGTATTTTATTTTTCTTTCTCAAAATATAAAAAATTGTACAAGCAAGCGATGATGCAATGAAACCAAAACAAACATCAATAAGTCCAAACGGGCTAAATATATTTGCAATCATAGTGCCAAGCACACAGGCATAAATATGTTTGCGATTATATATACACAATAAGTGTAATATACACGCTAATCTCAATTGTAACGGGCCAAAGGAAATGCTACTCAAGCATGTATTGAGTATTACATACATAGCAGCAATTATAGCGATTGTGGCGATGTCTATTATTTTTATTTTCTTGAACATTCTGTTATTCTCCTTATGTTTTCTGTAGGACTAAACGAGCCGAAAGCGTTTATATCTTTTGTGATGAAATACGCTCTGCTGTCAAGGCTGTCAAAATTACCTACTTTCTTCCAGTTGTTAATATCCTCAATGCTGTAACCTGCGCCGAGGATATGAATCCACTGATAATCTAAATCTTTTTTTATATATCTTAAAAGCACATCCATTCTCGATAACAACGCTTCATGTCCGTACATTCCTGCATTTGCAACACAAACGGTATCTGAATATTCTCGATAGTATTCTGCTTGCATTTTCAGTTCGTCAATGTTTACAATCTTCTTAACTGAACGCTGTAACACAGGTGTGATTTTTGAAAATAAATTATTTCTCTGCCAAGTGCGGAAGTTTTTCATTGTTTGCACAGGATTTAAAAATTCGTCAGGAGCAATGCATAATGTATTGCTTTTTGCAAATTTTTCATAGTGTGCAGAAAGTTTAATCATGTAAGGTAATGTTATCTTAGCGCCATATCTTGACAGTCCGAAAGCTCCACTGTCAAGAATAACAATTTTACTTTCGTTCTCAAAATGTGGCTCGCAGGGATAAGCATATAGCCTGCTTATCCCTTTGATTTTTTCAATTTCTTTTTCGTGCTTTTGGCAATGCGGAAAAACATACTCAAGCATTTAGTGTGTTCTCCATTTCAGCTATCCAATTGAGCATATCTTCTTTATGTTCTGATACATAGTCAACATACAGCTTAGACATTGAATCGAGATCCTCTGATGCCGTTAATGTAAAACTACCGTGTCCAACAGAAGATTTACCGCCGAGATGTCCTGATTCTTTCAGTAAATTCAGCATATGACATGCACAAGAATACTCAAGTTCATCTGCAAACTCAATTTTGATTTCGCTTTCCAATTTTGTTCCTGCTGAAAAGACTTCACTTTCATATTTCATTTGCATAACTTCTTTGTTGTCTGTAGTAACATCTTTAGCGTTTTCTGGACTTGATTTTAAGCGGTCTTTTCGTGTATAGAAAGTGCCCGAGAGCATACCGCTGTAAATAGATTCATCTGTTTTGTGACGATTATATTCGTTTAGTTCGGCGCATACAGGCTTCAAGATGCCAACTTTCATCTTACCTTCAGTCATCATTGAACGATAAGCAGAACCAAGGAGAACGAGCGCCGGGCAATTCTGCTTAATACTTGTCTTAAGTGCAAGGTTTTCTACACCGCCACTCTTTAATGACCCGCCGTTAAAAAAAGTATAATACAAATTCTGTGATACAGATTTAACGCCGATACCAATTCGTTCAAAATAATCTGTCATTACAAGTGTTCGAAGGATACCACGCAAAGCATTACCGGAATAAACAGGCATATCCTCATACTTATTATTAATTCTGAATTTTTGTCTGCGCAAAGTCTGCATTGTACCTGCAGGTTCATCACCAAAATGAGAAAGAGGAGAAGTAAGTTCGAATGTAAGTTCAATAGTTTTAATGTTCATAGTGTTAAGATCCTTTCTTGCGTTAATCAGCGATTATGTCAATACACGATTCATCAAATGTAGGTACTACATCGTTGTGAATTACCGTCACTTTAGCTTTGCGCTGTTCTGCAATCTCTTCACGCATAATCATTAAGTCATTGATAACTCTGATTAATTGCGTGCGAATAATTGTTAATATTTCAGTCTTGCTTGTGTCGTCAAGTTCTGTGATCTCGTGAATTGTTGTCTGCTCTTTCACAAACGAAATTATGTTCAATTTTTTGCACAGTGCTTCAACAAAACTTTCGAGCGTCGGTGAAGATACTACACAACCACGAACTTTTGACACAAATTCGTTTTGAAATTTTTTTAGTCTTGATTTTGGCATGTTTTCAAAATCAATATTCACCCATATTGCGTTTAATAATTCAACTGCTTTTTTTTGCATTTTTTTCCTCCTGTAATCGTTGCTTTACGATTTCGTTCCTTTTTTCTGAATTAAGAATATGCAGCAGCAAATCGAATTGTTTACTGTTACGATAATCTTTGATTTTGTTATCAAGTTCAAGTGTTTTATCTATACCGAGATATTTTCTGATTTGTTTTGTGTTATAAGCGCCTGTCTTGATTTCATCTTTGTTATAATAGAGATAAAGTTCATTTATGACCTCATATACATTATGCATTTTTTGAACGTCAAAAACATATTCGTCATCCTCCTCTCTGATAAAGAATTTTTTTGTATCATTATTAACTCGAGCACGAAAGCTGTTATGCTTCTTAAAGCTGCGTGTTATACATACAACAAACTCTCCTTCGACATAATCAGATATGTTGAATAATATATTTTCAATATCATTCTTGCAAAAATAGATTATCCCTTTGTGCGATGCAACAAAAGACGAATGCCTTAGCTTTACTTCTTTCATACAGCAAGCACAATTTTCGCATATAACATCCGAATTAATGTCATTCATCAAATCGTAATTAGTAAAACGAGCTGCTTTAATGAAATTTTTAGTCTTGAATCCGATTTCTGTATCCTGTCCGCATATGCAGCAATGTCCTTGTTCTTTGCCTTTTTCGATTTCAAGATGTTGTGCAATAATTTGAGTATTTGTCATTCTAAAACCTCCAAATCATCAAGATAATCAGCCACAATTTGAAATGCAATCAGCATTCCGCTTATGTAATCATGCTTGTCTTTTCGGCTTTTGCTGTTGTTAAATTCTTTTAGCTTGTCTTGTTCGCTCTCTATGCGTTCGGATATTTCAACTTTTAATTCGTCAAGAGTCATTAATTTCCACCCTCCGATCTTCTTTCAAGCCGCTCAATCTTTTTATGTTTCCATGCACTCACTTCTTTATCGCATTGAAACATCATCTTGCATTGCTCAAGCATAATTTCAACATCTGCCATTTCTTCAAAGATGTTATCAACAAATTTCAAATCATCTTCAAGTGATATTTTTTCTTTAGTATAATTTAATTTTATAAGGCTTTTACACAAAGCCTGCGATAATTCAGACAGTTCCTCGACAGTCTTTATTATCTGATTTCCCACACCGTATGTATTGATTGCTTTATGCATAGTCTCTTTTGATGTCATTCTTCTGCCTCACTTTCAAGCCAATGTTTTTTGCAATCAATGCAGTTACCGTGGAATTTATTACAATATTCCATCGGAACATGGCCGACACACCCGAGCAAAGTAATATCACCTTGAACCATTTCGTCAATCGACATCTGTTTGATTTTCTCGTAATTAGTCATTGTTTTCCTCCTTATCCATTCTCGCACCGCAATGAGGGCAATAGTTTTCAAATTGATAACGGTTGTTAATGACTTGATAAACAACCTCTCTCCCGCAAGTTAAGCAGTATGCTTCCGCTTCACCTACTTTTCTGTCTTTCTTTTTTACCCACTTTGAGAGTTTAACTTCGTCAACAACTTTAAGTTTAATTTTTATACGACTGATTTTTTTAATGTGGGACAATCTAAAAACACAATTACTAACAACCTTATCCCCACAAGTGCAGAAATATCGTAACTTTGGTATTGACAAATTAGGGTCATTTTCAAAGGCTTTTTCACCTGTTTTATGTAAAATGCCCTCAATCACCGTTCCGTCAAAAAGTACGATTTCAACATATTTCCCTAAATGTCTTTCGAGTTCATATCTTGTCATAATTTTTACTCCTTTAAAGTTCTGACTTTTTCGCCATATCTGCGAGTTTGACCTCTGAATAATATTT